AAATACCTTTACTATTGGTTCTAAAATTTTATTTACAATATTACCCATTTAGATATGAAACTCCCTTTTATATTTTTTAGATACTCGGTAGATATTATTGTTGTGATCTACTCTTAACCAATTAATACATTCGTTAGTTTGAAGATAATCTTTAAAATAATTATAAACCCAAGACATAACTATTCTTGCATTTTTTATAATAACAATATCACATAACCATAGATTAGTTCCACTTTGCCATGTATTATTTTTAACAGTACCTTTTTGTTTATAAAATAATTCATTCTCTTTATTTAAGAAAGCCCAATTTACAAAACCATAAATACCATCATCATCTTCAAATTTTTTATATTGATTACATTGTATTGATGGCAATATATGATTAGCCAAATCTTTATCAGTATTATCTTTATATTTATCGAACTGTTTATATAAATTAATAATATCTTGCATTATGATCTTCCCCATTTAATATCTTGTACTGTTTGAGATGAAAATTGCATACCAACATCTGTACTAAAAAATCTTTGTTGAGATGTTGAATTTGTTTTTCTTCCATTTTTTTTATCAAAGTTAGCCCAATGAGAAGTAACATTTAAAATAACTGAACTTTCTTTTGTTGTTTCAGAAATTTCAAAAGTATCTATCTGACCATCATATAAAAGAAAAGGGTCAGCAATAATAGCATTAGAATCATCTAAAAAACCTCTAAAAATAACTACTGAATCATTAACAACATTTTCATTTAAACAAGTTGATATAAGTGATTGGTCTGCACCTGAAAAACCTAACTTTAATGAAGTTTTAGTTATATCTACTTCTTCTGTAAAATTAGATATACCCATAATAAGACTAGAGGTTGCGTAAGTAACTGATGAACCAGATATAGAAGATGTTAATGGAAATGAACAATCAGTAAAATTAAGAGGAGTACCAAAACCAATAGTAATAAGATGTATTGGTCTTAAATCATTTGTTGCTAATTCGTTCTTTGTTGCTGTCGTTAGGCTTCTCGTCATGTTCCTCAAATGTTCGTCTGTTTATTTTTATTGAATCATTGACAGTATAAATAGCATTTTTAGATGGGTCTTTATACTTACCTTGATTCAAAGATTGAGCATCAAGATCATCAGCTTCAATTATTTCTTCAGCTAAAAAATCAACACTAATCCAATATTTTACTTTGTATTTCATCTATAAGGATTCTTCAACATCAAATTCAAATTGATATAAAAATGCACCATCTTTTGCTGTTCCTACTGCACCAAATTCTTGAATATCATTTGTTAAATGTACTGTAAAAGGAACATTATCATAAGTAACTACTGAATCATCTGCAAGTGCTGTAATTAAAGGTGGCTCAATGGTTACTGTTGATGCGTTACTAGAAGCCTGAACATCTTCTACAATCATATAAACTTTTGAATGACTTGCAAACTTTATAAAATCTCCAGCTTTAAATGCGTGTGGGTTATCGTTGTGGTGTCCGTCCATAGCTATTGTTGTATCTCCAACTGCGTGAACACCATTAACTAAAACTGTGTTTGTTTCATTACCTCTAGCATCTTCTATTTCTGGTGGGATTATTGTAAAGTTTTCTTTGCTTGATCTTTGTTTCATTATAAAAGCCATTAACTCTCCATAAACATCTGATCTAGTTCCTGTAACTATTCTAATTGTAAATCCAAATCTTTGGTTATCTATTTGTCTTGCAAGTTTCTTACCAGATACAGATTTAGAGATAATAGTATTTTGAATTGACTTTATTCCTAAAGTTTTAAATTTAGCAGAAGATATTGGAAAAGCACCTGACATTAGATTATTGCACCTCTCCCTCTTTCATTAACAGATTCATTTATAATTCTTGATATAGTTCCACGTCTTTCAATTAATAACTGATCTATTCCAGCAGCATTAACTGCATTGATTGTAAAATTAACATTTACTGCACCACTATTTCCTGTACCTCTAGCATTTTGTTCTATTTGACCTGTAGAGTTAGGACGGAAAATTTCTGGACCGTTTTCTCCAACTAAAATTGGTCTGCCTTTTGATACTGCACCACCTTGAGCATGAGAACCACCAATGTTACCCATGTTAAAACCACCACCAGCCATTGAACCACCACCAGTTAGAATTGCAAGTATAGCTGCAAGTGCAACTTGTTTTTGTAATTCTTTTGTGTATTTTTTAGCACTATTTAATCTATTTCTTGCACCTTTTTCAAGGTCTATACCTAATAATTTTAATAATGCAAATTTCATAATAGCTTCAATTAAAAGTGATACTGTCTGAACAAGTGCATCTGCTGCCATTTTTTTAAACGATTTACCTAAATCTTCTCCAAGTATAATTGCTCTTGCTAAAGAATTTGAAAATTTAGTTATACCACCATTGATTCCCTCTGCTATTGTTTTGTTAATATTTTTAAATTTCATTCTCATGTTCTCTAATGAATTTTCGGTAACTTCTAATATTGTTTCTCTTAAAGTTTGCATATGTTGATTTTGATTTGTAATTAAACCATTTTCTCTAACTGTGTTTTCCATTCTTTTTTTTAATTCTTCATTTATCTCTTTATGAGTTTTTAAATTAGCATGTAATTCTTTTTGATGTTCAAATGCTTCAAACTTTCTAATGTTTGCACTATGTTGAAGAACTTTTTGTCTTTCCATTAGTATTTCTAATTCTGCCCTAGCATTATTTAATCTCTTATCTATGCCAGGTGTATCAATATCTCCTAGCATTAATTTTTGAGTTTCTAATTCACTTATTTGATTACTAATTGTATTAACTGCTAGATTAACTTCTTTAAGGTTATCTATATCAAAAATACCCATTCTAACTTTTGATTCTTTAATTAAGTCTTGCACTTTATCTACAAATAAACTTACACTTGCTAATGCAAGTAATCCTTTTTTACCAAATAAAAATGCACCTATAATTCCACTCTGTTGTATGAAAGGTGGTAAAGACATAAAACCATCTGCAATACTTTTCATAATTTTGCCAATTTTTTCTAATGTAGGAATTAAATCTTTACCTATCTGAACAACTTTAATCATTCCTTGCGCTAAGTTTTTTCCAACTGTTGTTGCTATTTGATCTAGTTCTTTTGCATTATCTTCTAAGAATTTATCTAAACTTCCAAATTGTTTTTTAAGTTCTTCAAAGAATCCAGCTTCTAATAATACCTTTTTAAAGTTAAATACTTTATCGCCTATCATTGATAAAGTTCCCTCAAATGTGTTTGCTAATTCATCTGTTGCTTTTCCAAATCTTCCATTTTTACCAAAAACTTCTTCAAATCTTTTTACTGTTTCTTCAATAGATACAGTTGCACCAGCTTGGAATCCAAGCATATTTCTAACACCTTTTTCTCTAAATAAATCTGCTGCACCTATACCAGCACTAAATGATCTTTGTATTTGTTCTGAAGCTGTTCTAAAATCTAATCCTGTAACTGCTGCAACATTACCTGTTATCTCTAACATTTCTTGTAAGTCATCAGCATTATCTGTTACTGTTGCAAGAATACCAGCACCTGATTGAATCTGTTCTAATGAGAATGGAACTTTAGATGCAAACTTGGTCATATTATCAAATGCCTTTGCACCCTCGTTTGTATCTTTAAGTAAGAACTTTAATCTAGTTCTTAAATTCTCTAATTGTTTTCCTGTATTAACTAAATTTCTAACAACAAGACCAGCACCTAAACCTAGAAAAGCATTTCTTAAATTAAATACTGAATTTTTTAATCTTCCTAAAGATTTCTGAACACCATTCAAAGCCTGTTTAGACTTATCCTTTGCTACAATGTCTATATTAAGTCTTTGATTTGCCATTATTTTAAATTCCTTGCTTCTGCTAGTGATTGTTTCGTTTTATACTGTTCTTGTTCTTTTTTCAAGTAAGCTAACCAAAGATTATAATGGCTCATTGGCATATCAAGAACTTGTTGGATTGTAAGATGCAATCTTTCTGCTATTATTAAAAGCGACCTGACATCAGGGTCGCTATCTACTTTTTTTCTGCGTCCTCGTAATTAGTATCTGAAAGTATTTTATTGGCAACATCAGATATAACATTAGAGTCTGCTTTTTTTCTAAGTGCAAATTTATCTTCTGGACTAAAGGCTTTAATCATATCGCCTTTATCATTTTTAACTAACAATTTCATTATAAGTAAATCAACAAGAACTGTTAAGTCTTGAAAATTACTAGACTTCTTAAAGATAATGTTTTTTTCTTCAAGGGTTAATGGCTCTGAATAGAATACACTAGCATTTCCATGCTCGTCTTTCCATTGCTCTACCTCAATAGTGATAGTTTTAAGAGTTTCAAAATGAGATTTAACTCTATCAATAACTGACATAAATTAAGATTATACAGTTCCTATTGATAATGCACCAGTTCCTTGAAAAGTAACAGTTCTAGAGATAATTGCGTCCATTGAGTTATTTACAGACATACCAGTTACAATTCCTGTTCCAGTAAAACTTCTGTCGCCACTTGCATTACCCTCTGGTAATAAAATAAAAGCGAGTGAAGCACCAGCTACTAAACTTGTTTGTGGTGTATCAGTTTCGTCAAAGTGCATTTCTAAAGTACCAGAGAATGAAGTTCTACCAGCAACAAAAGATTTAGTTGCATCTGTTAAAGCTGTGTCCTCTACTACATCTCCAGTTGTTTCTAGTGTAAACCCTGTTAGTTCCCCAACACCAGTTCCACCAACTGTTACAACTCCTTCTTTTCCGTGATGTGTTGCCATTTTTTATCCTTTTTACTTTTAGATTGTTGTTCTTGTTTTTGTTCCTTATAACCTAAACTTAAAAAATGTTCAAGATT